ATATAAAAATTCTTTTACACTTAGTTTAAAATTACGAATCTCATTGAGAGTAGGATCCATTTCGGAGAAAGTAAATCCCTGTGCGATCAAATATCTTTCATAACTAATTAAGAAATCTGCTACTTGTTGTGAGGTAGTAAATTCATAACCGTATGGTACTTGTAATTTTAGATTCTGATAGTTATTATATATTGTAGCTGATTTATTTTGTACAGTGATCCTGCTGGCATTTGAATTAACTACACTAGGAATAATAGTAAAATAGCTGTTGAATAAATCATATCCACGGACACTATAACCGTTAGATGTTTTTTCAATGATTACCGCACTGTAGACCATCTTGTCTACAGGAACTGGATTTTCATTTAAGTATACTTCATAGTTTTCGTCAGGTATAAGAACACTGGCGTTGGTACTAGTTGGACTGACCTGTTCTGCTAAAACTTCTAGATAACGTTGATCAGTGAACCCTGCTATCTTATATCCAAGATTGACTTGGAAATTTCTTAATAACGGAATTAAATAGTTAGCAGGTGTGATACCTAAATTTATTAGATAATCAGAGATCCAGTTTAAATATCCTGCACCCCTATATACTAACCCAGCTGTAATATCACCATTGAAATCAATGGCATCTTGCGTAATATGATGATTAGTAGTACGAGTTAGATATTGTTCAGATCCTGTGACTGTACCATCAGATAATTCATCAAGAGAATATAGTAGGTTTAATGGAGTATAGTTGTAAGTGTCAATCAATGATCCAAAATACTTACCTGGTTTAGCTAATGCTAGCGCCTGTTGGACTGCATAAGGGAATTCACTGCTAGTTCTCCAAGCAAATTCTACAGGACCATATTGTCCAATAGCCCAAGAACTTGCTGATCTCTTGCTGTTGAATGATTGTGATAGAGCCTGTGCCGGACTTAGTAAATTACCATTGACATCAACAGGTATAACTGCACTTAATCCTGGACGTGCATAATTTAAATCTATGCCGGCACGATCTCCGTAGCGTATTAATCCTGCTTCAAGATCATCCCACAATAGTTTGTTACCACCTGTATATGGTCCTGGTCCATAGAATGCCTGCCACCAGTCTGGTTCTGTAGCAAATCCAAGCATTTCCCAAGGTGTTATATGTGGACGTATAGTATCATAAAAATATTGATAACAAGCACGCCATGAACCTTGCAGTTTACTACCATCTATTCTGTCAGTAGAGTCTGCATAGTTCCAAGTAAACGAATCATTAGGATCAAAAGTATCATTGGTTGAATAATCTAATTTATTATTGCCAATCCAGTTTAAGAAATCTATGCTGACCAGCTGATTAATCTCAGCTAACGAATAATCGCTGTCACGGAATTTACCGGGTATTACACGGAAAATATCACCAAATATAGAATTCTGAGGCAACTTGATATTATTATAGATACGTAATTCTAATTCTAATAGGAAATTATCTCTATAGTCACCAAACACTGGTGTAATGCTACCATCATGTCCTCGAATAACATTTGTAGGTTCTCTATAAGTATTGTCTAAGAATATCTCAGGTATAAATGTTGGCCATAATCCTAATTTGCTAGGAGTTTCTGGAATATAGTTACCGTCAGTATTTGAATACTCTACTATCTTAACTATATCTCCTACAGCAAGTTCTGTGGTAAAGTTGATACTTGGGGTATCTATGCTGAAATTATAATCAACATTTTTGATTAGCTGAACATTATTAAGATAAACTAATACTGCTTTATTACTTAATTCTTGATCATTGAATATTTCTGTGATTTCATAATTTAATTTCAACGGATCAAATATCTCAAATCCGTCAATATTACCAATCTGTCCAACGATATTTTTTAGTGCACCATATGGTACCATGTCTGAATAATACCATGGGAATGTTTTATTTTTAACTTGATTAATTTTAGTTAATATTAAATCAACACTGGCTACTGGATCATCAGAATCAATACCATTTAGGCTAGTGCTGAGCTCTAAGAATTTGTTTTTAAATTTAGTGTATTCTTGTTGTGCTAATCGTAGAGCATTGATAAAGTTTGCTTTTTCGTCAATCAAGAACAAACTAGCATAAGGTGTTGGGCTACTGTGTTGTAAGATCGTGCCACCTTGTTGTTTGATATCAATATCACGTAAGTTACTTTGTGATAGAACATCGCCTATTAAGATAGTGCTGTTCTGTGCTAGGGCTACTAAGTGGTTACGTACTTGTCCAAGTGTTAAGGTATCAATATCAATATTCTGTGCATTTAAATCTAAATTCTGCGGAACTTGGTAGAATCCTAGTTTACTGATCTCAGAACTGTAAATTAAGATGTCAATTTGATCGCCCACTGTTAATTCAGCAGATATTGTAATCTCATTATTGGTTAATGACCATTGATTGGTTTGCAGATATACGAAGTTTTGAAATACTTTAATGCTAGGAATACTCGCAGCAGTGTTAGGAGTTATGTCAATCTTAAATTGAGTAGTTGTACCATCATATAGGTAACTGATCTGTTGATATTGTCTGCTGCTTTCTGGCACAGTCAACCAAGTATTTCTAGGTGTTAATGTTAACGCATCTTGTATTTTTTGTAAGTAACTTAGATTAATTAGATTAGTTACGATAGCACCAAACTCATCTACATATTCAAACGTATCTGTGTTAAAATAATTTTGGAATTTAATATCGCCCTGTGCTTGGAATGTTTTATAGCTTAACGGAAAACCTAACACTGGGTCATTCGTACCTGTTCCGATCACATAACCAAATATCTTAGTTCCCACAAATGTACTGCGAGAATATGTTGAGATACTTTTGCCTGTAGCATCTAAAACATCAAACAGTGGTGCTTGTTGTAGGCTCGTTTTCTGTTGGCTTTCCTTCCAGTTTTCACCATCATACCACCATTGGCTACCTTTGTATCTGCCAGATTTAACCACAGTAGTAGAATATGAACCCACTTCACCATCATCAGCTAGCGTCAGATTAATGTATTCTGGACCGGATGGTAAACCGTTAGCATCAACATCATATTGGACTAGATTCAACACATAAATTTTGCTATTAACCAATGGATCTAGGTCAGCGGCAAAAATTACACGCAGACCATTAAATAGAGTAACACCAAACGCAGTATCGTAGGTCTTTCCTTGTAATTCTGTGAAAGCATTTAACGTGGTATCATCTAAGACATCAATTGGTGCTTTAGCAACACGACCATCATTAAATAATTGTATATTAGTTTCAAACTGCACGATAGGACGCTGTGCTCGGCTACCTTGATCAAATATTGGTTGCACGCTGTTGTATTCTGCTGTGTCTATAATCACATCTATATGATACCAACGGTTATTACGTGACCAAGCGTTGCGATCTATGCTTGCTCTATTAATAGTAATATAGTCTGGAAATACTGTGTCATAACGAATAGATCCAACTATGGTACCCGTAGGTATACCTATACCAGACACTACAGCACCTATGTCATCTTGGCTGACATTGGTTAGTGTGGTAATATAATTTCTACCAATAATCACTTCTTCATAAACTAACACACTGGTAGTGCCAACTGTTATAGTTGTACCTGTTGGAATATTTTCTGTTACCTGTTCACTTAATACTATCCTGATTAAAGGATAGTTCGTAGAGTTTTCATCATTATAAGATTCTGGAGTTACTAACTCGTCAACTGGTACTAGCTGTATACCATCACCAAGATCACCTACTTGCTCAACATAGTATTGACGATTTTGATATTGTACAGGAGTAACATCATCACCAAACTGTACTTTTAATCCTGATGTAAATTCTACCCCATTTGGGCTAGTATAGTTTAGTTGGCCAATGATTTCTGTTTCAACATCAATAGTCCACCCAGCATATTCTACTATCTGGACAGGCTGATATAAACTACCTAACGTAGCATCTTGTATCCATAAATTGTTTAGCGTGGCAGTAATCAATGGAACTTCTTTAAAAAATCCATCGTAGTCTTTATAATATTCTTTATTTGCATTGACTAGTCCGTATTTGATGTAAACTTTTTCGTCTGTGTTGATATTGTCTGTGCGAATAAGTTGTACCAAATAGTCCGTGTTGCCAAAACTGTTGATGATTCCAGCATCAACGTAAACTACTTTCCACACGTCAAAACGTTCATCATCGGGAACAATATATCCCGGATTGTAAGCAGTGCTGGTAAATGAATATGTGCCAGTAGCGTTTGCTGTTAGATTAGCACTCAGTGTAATATTTACACCACTCACTGTGATGGTATTACCCATGCCATTGCCGTGGGTCGTGCAACGATATCTTAAACTATCAGGCGCATCGTTAGGCACTGTAAAAACTGTTTGTGCGCCAACTTGACCTGGAATACCTGTACTAATAACACCTCTGGTAAATGCAGCACCAGTGCTATCTTGAAACGCCAGAGGATGATTAGTGTTGGAGGCGCCACTTTGATCAAATGTATAGACTCCACCACGTAGGAGTGTCAGTATAGGCCTGTTTGCTCCATCTATCTGATAAATGTTATTAGGGGGAGGAGTATCAGGATTTGGCACACTAGCAACTACAAATGTTTGTGAAATGGAACTACCGCCTGTGCTGACATTGACCACAGTGGTTCCAGCTGGAATACCTGTGCCTGTGATGATTAGATTAGCATAGACATTTTGGACTGAGTTAAGTTTTAATGTGTTGGTCCCAACCGCGCCAATGGCTACATTAGCTACGTTAGCTGTCTGTGATCCATAGCTAACATTACTATTAGTCCATGCCTCTTCACCTAGATTATCGTAGGCAGAACTATTGATAAAGATTAATTCTTTACCGTTTAGTTGTCCAGTAATACCACCATACTGCGGATATGCCGCTAGGAACTGACTAACTGTTTTATTTTGTAATGCATAGTAAGGGAGTGGAGCTGCATACGCTACTTCAGCAGCGATAGGCATACTTAGGAATCTATCTTGTGCAGTTGACTGGGGGACACGGAATGTTATAGTGCCTTGATCAGACCCGTTATTTTCTACACCCAATATATCACGACTACTTAGTGTTGGTGTTGCAATCAACTTACCATCTGCGCCAAGTTCTGTCTGTATCCATAGAGGATAACCTGGTTGATCTACTACGAATTCATAAACACCACCACGAGCTAGAATAATACTATTGTCAACAACACCATTATTTTTAAATACGTATCTGTTATTGGGTGCATCGCGCTCTACAGCGTAAGTTACAGTTAGATCAACCCCACTGGTGCTGACTTCTACTGGATCAGGACCGTTTGGTAACCAGTAATACTGGCTAAAGTTAACAAACTTATCATAGCTGATTAATGGATCAAATGTATAATATTCTTGTTCAAACAAGCGGCTCTGATCTGTAGTGATGCCACCATAGTAACGAATCTTAGCCAGTAAGTCTAGATAGGTAGCAAAGAAAGTAATATTATTTTGTTCATTTTTGATCACTATACTAGGTTCAAGTTGATAATTTTGTCTATCAGCTGTAGACTCAATTACATAACTGTCTGTGCTGGTATATGTAGGTGCAAATCTACGACCAATATACCCATATAACGTGGCCAAATCTGGTTCACTAATCAGCTGATCCATAGTAGCTGACAAGAATTTCTGATTCGTGTCAGTTTGGAATATTCCTGGAAGTAAATTTATACTTTTTCTTGTGGACATTATGTTCTTGTTCTCAATCGTTATGTATTAATAAATTAGTACCCATAGCCACCACCACCACCACCTGAACTACCACCACCACCTGAACTACCACCTGAACTACCACCTGAACTACCACCGCTACTACTGCTGCCGCTACCACTGCTGCTACTGCTTGTGGTTGTGCTAGTTCTAGTAGATGTTGTTCTACGCACACTGCTTATACCAGCACTACTAGTATCAATGTCTGTAATAATCGTACCTTCTCTCAGATTTAATTGTGCGGCAGTAATTGCTGAAATAATCTTGACATCATTAACTGTAGCAGAACTGGTAATAATTTCATTGATGCCAGCATTAACCTGCATCAAGCTACCAAATACTTCTGTTTCATTTGCTGGTACTATGATGATGCTAGAAATCTTTGGGACTAACTGCACATGTAAATAGGCCGCTAGTTCACTGAAATAAAATGTTTCGCCAAAGTCCCAATTGGCGATATCAAAATACTGATTAATAGCCGCTATCACCGAAGTCTTGATATCATTATCACTAACTACCACGTTAGGATTCTTGATTACTTTAAACGTAGCTCGCAGTGTAGGATCTGCTTTGGGCCCAAATAAAGGTTTAAACGCCGCTGGATTATAGATGATAGTGTCACTGATAGCCTTGTAGTTGTCTAACGTGCTGTAATTAGTTTCTAATTCTTCACTAGTCGGTGCTGTTGGTTCTACTATAGTACCAGTGATATCCTGTGCCCATGCTACATAGTCAATGGCATATTGCTGTGTCATGATATATAAGTCTATAATATTATTTGGGCTTGGGTCAATACGTCGATTGTTTGGGCTGTTATGCCTGTATTGGAAATATAGATTTTGTCGACCAAGTTTAGCTGTGTAGAAATTAGTGCCGTTTGTGCCTGTTTGCATTATTAGAGTATAAACTGCACCACTTACACTAAGTTTGTAAAATTTATTTTCGCTTGGTATGTAGAATAATTGTCCATTTTGATATAGGGTGGCCGCAATCTGTGCATCTCTCAATGAACTATATATAGAAACCACTGTGGTATTGTCTACGGGTTCTTGTACTGCGAAATTATCGTATCCTACAGTCTGTACAAAATAAACATATTTGCTGTCAGTGTTGACTGTGGGATTAACTATCAGATCAAACAATTCAGGATTATCTGGAATACCATCATTATCAGAATCTGAAAATGTTAGTAGTATTTTATTAATATCTACATATCCGTCAACATTGGTTATACTCTTGTAAATATACCAAATATAATCTAGTGCCAATGGGTTAGCGTTGTCGGGATTGCTGTTAACTTTTAATACTTTAATTTGATCACGTATAGTTACACCTGTAGCAGCATCAAATATTTTTGTAGTACCATCGTAGTAAAAATTAGTTTCTTGCACACTTTGAAAGACATAATTTAACCCGCGGTATCTGACTGTATATGTTTGTCCTACTGTTTGGAATGCGATGATCCAACTTGAATCTAGTGCTTGACCACTGGTATCACCTGAATTAGATAAACTAAAATCATCTACAGTGTTTAAGTCTTGTGGAGTAATTGTTTTCCATGTACCTGATTGTACATCATAACGTAGACCAAAGTTAGCAAATGCTTGTATGTAACTAACCATTTGTGCTACTAAGCTATTTGAAAAATTGTTATTAAACACGGCAAATACTTTGTCACCAATGATTGTTTGCTCTGACAGATTAAGACCGATGTTGGGAATAACTGCATTAATAGTGACAGGACCTTGCCCACTTGATAAGTTTCCTTGACCATTATTAGTACCATTACCTACTACTAATTCAATAGCCGCATAGATATAATATTTGTCACCGGGTTGGCTTGGAATACCTACCTTGACATAATTATTGGCATCAAAATAATTACCAGGGCCTGCAGAAAAACGAACAATTGATCCTTGTACAATGTATTGATTAGTACTGGTCACTGCTGAGCCAATTTGCAAAATTTTGCCGTCGCTGTCAACAAAATATCCCGTGCTACCGTTAGCGATAGTAGTTGAAGTACGCCAATAGATATCATTCAATGCTATCAATGGATAGTTAGCATAGAAAAACTGTTTGGTCTCAGGTGCTTCAACTATAGGTTGCACTTGATCATAGATCACGCGGTAGATATCGTTGGTGGTATTGTAATCAAAACTAAATGTGTTAGTAAAACTGTCTTGATACAACATACCATCTTGTGCAAAAATGTTGGTACTGGAATATTTGCCAGTGACGTCTATGACATCTAGGTATCGACTAATACCACTTGATGTTCTATTAACCGCTTTAATTTTTAATATGTCATTGAATAATGTATAAGGTAAGATATTATAATCTTCACCTGTAATCATACGATTTTGTGTGTAGTATTGTTGTGGTGCTTTCTGTTTGATATCATCAAGGCTTTCACGTGTGGTTGCATTAGCTACTGTATATTGTAGGCTAGCTGAAATATTAAGTGTTTCTACACGGCCACTGGCGCTGACGTAGTTAACAGGAATAATAACTCCCTGCATTTCATCGGGTGTGATCTTGTATTGCAAGGCATTACTAGTTCTATAGTAAAGTCTATAGTTTCCTTGTGGTAGGTTAGCAAAACTACCGTCACCAAATACTAGATCAATCTGATCACCAGCACGGGTGTTTATCTGATAGACATTTCTATTTTGGCTTTGATTATAGATAACGTTGGTGTTAGCTACTGCTGGAACTTGTTCCCATAATATGTCAAGATTGCCGTTGCTGTCTAGACTGTATAACCAAACATCACTGTTGTTAATATTATTAGTATTCACACTATACACACGATTAGGAATACTTTCAGCAAATGTAAAATCTTGGCTTTGTAGTGTTCCCTGGACGAAATATAAGAAGAATCCTGTGTTAACTGACCCATTACCTAAGTTGTCATTTTTATATAGGATATTGAAAGGTGCATTTATGTAAGGATTAGCTTCATAGATGTAGGTTTTGCCACTGCTGGTAGGACTTACTGACTCAAATGTCATTTGTGTGCCAGCTACTGTGGCAGAGAATGGAAACTTGGCCAATATGTTTGGCACTAAGTTTAATTGATATTCTTCGTTGGTAATACCATTAATTATTTGACTATTGCTAGGGTTACCCACGTTTTGATTATTGACCATAGCAGCATTTAAAATTAGAGTAAACTGTTCTAACCAATTACCGTTACCTGCATCAGCCCAATTAATCACTAGACCACTTAGATCAAGGCCGTTACTGTCATAGATAGTTTCTGTAGTACTAACTGAATCAAATTTTAAATAACCCTTGCTGTTGATATTGCGTTTGGGATTATAGCTGATTAATCGAGCGAGTTTAAGGATACTGTCACGGCGTTGTGCAGTGTCAATAAAGTTTTCACGAGCGTTTAAGTCGGCACGGAAAGCAAGACTTTGACCTAGGAAAGCAATCATATCAATCAATGCGATAAATTCACTTGATTCTATGAAGTCATTGAAATCCTCAGGATAGTATAATTGTAGATAGCTGACCATACTAGCACGCAGAGTTTCATAATCATAGCTTTGGAAATCTGCGTTACGGAAAGTTTGATACAGCTTGGTCCAATCTTCTGCAACTAATAAACTGGTTTGTCTGGTGGTAATCGCCATGCTTGTTTTCCTATTATATAGTATTTATCAGGAAAATAAACTGAGTAGTTAATTAACTGGCTGTGAGTCTATTAGCATCACCGTTAAACGTCAGCAGCATAAGATCAGTCTGATTTGTTTGAACGTAGCGTAGTTGTAGTTCTATCTGTATACCTTGATCATATTCTGTGATAATGATATTATCAAAGCTAACACGTGGATCATAGCTGGCGATAGCCTGAACATCTTGTGTGATTACACTCTTTAGATCTTCAGTAAAGGGTTCATGCAATACGTTCCAGATTATAGTGCCAAAATTTGGACGCATCAGCTTTTCACCTTTGCGGATGTTAAAGTGATTTAATATGTCCTGTTATGTAGTAGCCATACTAATATTTATCCAGCATTTATAGCTGGTAATTTAGGTGCTAGGACTGCTACAGCATACTTGCCTTTATTAAAGTAAGTAGCACCAGTGGTACCATAAGCATCTGCACTATTTTGCCCTTGTCGATATTTTTTAGCACCGCCTGGACCTAATAGATGTGATACTGCTAACATTCCAGCAACATCTTCTGATGTCTGATCAGCTGTAACTGCTCCAATACGGCACATAGTAGCATAGTTACGTTTAGTGTAATCACACATAGCTGATTCTTGTTCTGCTGAGCTAGCGAGCCAAGCATCTAGGCTGTCAATCCCGCCTTTGCCTGTCCACATATTAGGATTACGTAGTTGTGCGTTTGATGTACAGCTAGATTTAACATATCCTGTGTCGATCAATGCAGGATATCCAAATTGATATTTGCCCACGTAACCAATAGTATTAACTGCGGCATAGTTACCACCACTTTCACTCTTACCAATCTGTGCAAAATACGCTGTCAGCTGATCACTGTCAAGATTGCCTAAAGTGCAGTCACAGGCGGGTTGATTGCGTAGATCTTTATCTTGTGCGGGATTTTGTACTCCTGTGTCCTGTGCTTGTTTAGTAGCATCAACTGATTCAGACCAGGCAGTGCCAGGTTGTATGCCAGGGCTTGTTGGTTGGAAGAATACTCCAGTCTCGCCTCTAAAATAGGGTTCATGACTTGGTGCTACAGTAACTATAGTAGACAGTGCTCCTGGCACTATGTTCCAATATCCGCCTTGATCCTCTGTGTCAGGAAGTTTATTAACCTGTATAGGTTTAAATGCGGGGATACTTACTGTCTTACCACTATTCTGATAGATTCCACTACCTTCTGAGGCAAATATACCACCAGCTTTGAGGCTTATCTTGCCCTGTGCATCTACAAGGAAATCACCACCTGTTTTAATAGCAACTTTACCTGCGCTTTCTATGTTTAGTGCTGATGATTGTAATAGATCAGTGGTCGCGCTATTAACAGCAAACTTGCCACCTGCGGAAATATTCACATCACCGTCAGCATTTAGATTAAAATCACTGTCTGTGTGTAGATTAATAGTGCCTTTGGCTCGCATGTTCAGTGAGGATGTTGTAAATACATTCATTCCACCATCAGCATTTAATTCGATCCAACTTTCACCATCTGCATGACCAATATAGATAGTATTGTTAGTGTCATGCATGAGAACCTGATGACCTTTGGCTGTGCGCAATCGAACCAGTTGATCTTCACCCAAGGCTGCGCCATCGTCCATAACGAACTGATGTCCGCCCTTACGTGATTTGATAAAAAGATATTTCTTATCTATATTGCCGGTATTAAGCTGTTCAAGATACTTTGCTTTATCGTCGGCGGGGTCGATCAAGGGCCGACCAGGAGTTGATATACCAAACACATGGCTAGGGCTTTCACGCTGGCTTGAGCTGGATATTGACCCGCGAACAGAATCTCTATCTAGGCCCTGTAACTTTAATATTTCAAGTTGTATCCTGTGGATTGGTTTATTATTATTATAGTAGGCTTCGTTAGTAAAATCTTTGGTATATTCATTAAATTCTACTGTAGGTAAATTTATCGCTGTTCCACTTAGATAGGCTTTCTTTTCGCTGGCACTGAGTGTTTCGGGATCTACATTAGGTGTTCCTGCCATACCTGGTAACATAAAATGGCTTAGGTGAGGGTTCACACAGGCTAACCAATAACCACGCAAGGGATCACCACCTACGAACAATACTATTACCTGCACCCCAATGTCTGGAGGTACCATCCACATACCATAGGTATGATGCACAGTTTCAAATCTATTGGCTGTGCTGGGCTTTTCTGAACTTTTTTCTGTTAGTGGGGTATATCCTTGGAATGGGCTAGCGTAACTTACTGTGCGCCAGTTGTTAGGCTCATCAGGTGGGCCACCTAGATCTGGTATGTAAACTTGTAGGCGACCACTGCGTGTGGGATCAAGATTATTTTTAACTATACCAATGTATGGATAGGGATCAACGCGAGTGCCTGTGGCTTCTTCTCTACGAGCACTTTTAATTACCTTGCTACCTATTCTATGATCGATTGCCATTGTTTATTTCCTATAATATATTTGTAGGGTTGACTACAAATGCTTCACCAACAACATTAGTTTGATATACTTTACCATTCCAAAAAAATGATCCCCCAGCACCGCCAAATGTAGCCCTAGCCTGTCTAAAGGCCTGTGCAAAACTAGTTGGTGGATTGTTTACGATTGCCTGCGGTTCTGTTTGAACAATTATAGGCTGGGTTGAGGCTGTATCTTTGACATTACGCAAATCTGCTTGTGATTGACTTTCTACCGGTGGTTCGCTATTTGATATTTCACTCACTGGTTGATCACCGCCTGCTGTTTGATCTGTAGCGGTATCTGCCAACTCAGCTGGACTTGCCGGAGCACCGCCACCAGATATTAGCGAACTTGGTACCGGATTAGGATTTGGTGGGCTCAACCCTGGTTGTGTCTGCTGTGAACTTTCATCCCTATTAGATGACTTGTTATTTTGATTGTTGCTGACGTAGTCAAATGCTACTTGTCGTGGCAAGCGAATCATTTCTACATCCTGTGTAAACTGTCCGTTTGAAAAACGGCTGATTACTTTAATTACTTGGTATAATCCAGAGAACACACTGTGCTTGTAATTAGGATCAAATTTCATCAGGCCCGTGGTTTCATCGATATCTGTTGGCGTTCTAAATAATATCTGTGTGTATATTCCGCCTCCGTCCATGACCAAACTACCATTGTTAGGCAGCAGTCGAGGATCATTGCTTGGTTGACTTGCTAAAGTTTTTTCTTCGCCTGACAATCTTGGCCTATAGAATATATCATCTTGTTTTATATAATCCGGATCACCTAGAATCTTTAAAGTTAATCTCAGCATATCGGCCTGGCTATTAGTCATCAAACTATCAGCTAGGTCAACTGAAGCTACTTCTTTGGCCGTATTAGCACCACCTGTGGCCTGTGCTTTAGAATTCTGCACTATAGGTTTAACTACCATAGGCATTACTGCATTGTAATCAATGCTTTTTGGTGGTGAACCGCCACCGTAATTAGGTGCATTTTGCACCAAATAGTCTTGTGTATAAGAATCACTGCTGGGGTTTAATTCACCTAGATTATCTCTAAATGCAGTGACTTGATTATAATAAAGAGCATTAAAGTTAATGTCAAAATCAAATACATCGTCGTTTTGTCCAGTGTAGATGTAATTATAATTTTTTACTGGGTAAAGTTGCACACCTTGTGGGCCAACATCGAGACGAACATTATAAATCTTGTAAGGTTGCACTGTATAGGTGATTTCTCTGGCCCATAATCGTTTGATTTTATCAAATTCTAATAATCTAACTATTGGCACGATCTTAAACCAATAAAGTGGTTTGTTTTTGAATGCTTCTTTCTGACGATCATAATCTGGATCTTCAGGAACAATTAATTGTCGTTGAATATAGTCACTGTTACGTATCACATACTCTAATAATTTTTCAATGGTAGTTCCGTACTGCACTTGAAATATAGCCTTGGTGATGTCATGTATACCTGTGCTGGTATCACCTAAATCAGATCGAGCCATAGTGACTTGATCATTGAGATTCTGATTACTCTTCATCGGAGTATCTTTTGGTGTGTTGATGTTTTTTTGTATGAACTGTGCAGACCCAATCATGTCTTCACCAGTTTCGGGATCTGGGAGGAATTCAAACTTATAAATGTCATTGCTGCTAGTCTTACGGCTTTCTTTTAATGCACGATACCAATCATTGATGGCACTACCATAGCTCTTAACTGTAGTAAAAGTTCTCTTAGTTGGAGGAGGATTTTTGCCTGCATTCCTTGCGGTAGTTGGTATAGGTCCTGCGGCAAAATTTGCTGTGGATAATCTATTGGCATTGGCATTAGTTGA